ATTCTCTGGAATCTTGTAGCAACATGGGAAACCCTGTGCATTTGGTCTGCAGTAGTAACCAGGGGCACAGTCACCTTCGAATGTTGCCGGCGTTGGTGGATTCTTGCACGTCGTCTTTTCTTTCTTTTCCTTTTTTGGTGGTTTATTCTTGCCAAAGTTCAAGCCTAGTCGATAGAATAAACCTTTCTTAAGAGCCTCTTTAAGCAGTTGTGTCAGTAAATTTTTACACTCTGTCAAATCGCTTGTGCTAAACTGGATACCACCTTTTATATGGAAAAGTAGGTTATGCTTGTATTGTATTTTACCTTTACGTTCACCAGTCTTGTGTATACCAATTATGATAGGATTTGCAAGATTAGGCTCATAGACGGCGTGATATTTCTTTGAATAACACAAATTCAAAAACGCAGTCATCTTTTCTTCGTTCCAAAAATTTATTCCCCAACCACTATGAAATGTACCACTATCACGCCGAATCTTCACATTCTCTATATTGTTAAACTTGGATGCAACGTTTTTTAGGCTTTTCTCATCACCCTTGCCGGTGATGATGACCGTACCCGTTGAAAAAAACTGTATTGTTGCATTCTTGCCATCGAGTTCTACAAATACATCAAGACGAAGAGACATTTCTCGGTACTTTTCAATATTCGTATTTGCTTCGTTTTTATCCTTACGAGCTAGAACGACAAACTTATTTCCAGGTTTTCTAAGAAAGATTTTCTTTATTCCACCTACAATATTTATTCTATTGAACATATCCACAAGATTCTCCTTCCTTTTCATAGTCGCACTGCCTACATACCCTGGATTTTCTATAGTCAATTTAACATTAGGCGAAGCTGGTGGTGGAGGAGCTGATGGTGGCGTCTCTGGTATATTTCCAGGACTCTGGGCGATAAAGCCACCTTGTGTAGCCTTTAATTGACGCAGAAGCTCGTGCATGTACTTTACATACTGCTTGTACTTACCCTGATTATATAAAGACTGTGCACGAGTCTTGTATTTCTTCACGTCAAAGTTTGGTGTATTGAAGTTCTTTAAGTGGTGGTTTGCAATACTTTTGTAGAGATTTATAACCTTTTTAACTTTGTATACTGCTGGTTTAGTATCGAACCTCTTTTTTTGTGCGAGCGCGTAGTTCAAGTTTCCATACTCGACACTCATCTACTAGTAGTCTTCAGAAAAATCTAGAGCCTCCTCGACTGTATCGAGACCGTGGATGAAGGGTTGGTTTGTATACGCCTTGCCCTTGTACACCTTGGTCTCTGTACGCACCTCGAGGTCGCGCGAAGAAAAGGGACCAGCGTAAAAGTCTGGATTGAACTTGTGCCGACCCAAGTTGTTTTCCTGGCAGTGTTGGTTGAAGATTTGCACAAACACCTTCTGAGGAACTGAGAGTTCCTTGCCAAACTTGATCTTTTCGCTTGCAAGGAAGTTCTGGAGCGCATTCGTCACCATCGCCACCTGAGTGCGGATCGCCTTGAAGTACGGTGGCAGAACGTTCCAGATATCCTGGTCAGAATACTTCTGTGCATACTCGAGATAGGCCCGAACACACTTTTGCAGAATAGCTGGCAGCTCGGTATTGAGCTTGACATCCAGATGTGGATCCGGCTCAAGCACCTGACGCAAAAAGTTCCAAGTCACAAGACGACGCAGAATGGAACCTGAGTTGTCCTTCCACCCAGGAACCTCGTTACCTGCCAGAATACCTGGCGTCTTCCAGCGAACGCTCATCGCTTTCTTATTTTTACGCGCAATGGACATGTCCTCACCAGAGACGAGGGACTGGAACTCAGCCTGCTCGAGGGCCATATCACCCTTCACCTCTGGACTGATAAACATGAAACCGTCGTAGATGGACTCGAGACCAAACTTGCGCTCGATATTGTTTGACAGAGTCTTGACATCGTCGGTATCGTAAAAGTTGCGGAAAACCTTTGTAATCAGAGTCGACTTGCCCGAACCGGCGATACCCTTGAGAAAGCCAATCACCTGCCACGAGTCAACATCGTTAACGTCGAAGCAGAGACGACCACCAAAGACGTACATCCACTTGGCCACATCCTCTGGGAACCGCTGATAGTCCAGAATCGACTGCATGAATGGAGTCGGGATGTCATACCAGTTTTCGATATACGAGTAGTCGGTAAACTCCTGGTCAAAGTATTTACACGATACAACAGTTGGATCGAACCGATCAAACTCTGGCTGGTCATACTGCAAAAATATCGCTTATGTGCTCACCAGTACTGGTCCAGCCCTTTCCGACAAAGATGCCATTCTTGAACGACCAGACTGTGCGTTCTTTTTTAATGTCTGGAAACTGAATGTCCTTGCAGACAGTCAAAGTGGTTGATTGTCTCGCGAACGTTTGCACCCTTGGACGTGAGATTCTTCCACATATCGTACTTGTCCTCCTTCTGGGTCATCGAGTAGACAAAGTCTGCAATTTCCATGACTGGTTCCCATGCTCGGGTAGACTTTCCATCAGCCGTTTTGATTTCACGACAACAGAATCCATTGTATCGCTTGAGCTTCCGACGATTCAGCTCGGACAAAAGGTAGAGCAGAAGCTTCTGATATGGCGATCTCGGATCCTCTTCATCTGTCAGTAGATCATTGATAGAGTTGTAACGATCAATAGACTTGTCGAAATTCAATGGAACTGGCTGGAAAGTTGGATGATTGATACGCTCAAACATCCGAACGTGTCTGAAAATCATCTCATAAGCATCGTCATATGTTTCGATAATACGTTCGATACGACTGAAAACAGAAAACTCACGACCCTCGAGATCGATGGATGATTTCTCGAGGATTTTCAGGTCACGAGCGCGAAACTTCATCTCATTCAAAAGACGCTTCTTTCGCTCATACTGTTCACGTACACGATCGATATCGATGGTCTGAGGTCCCTCTGGCCCCATTTCAGACTCGTGAAAGAATATCGAGAATGCGATACGCAAAGTAACGGACTCCCCCTTGTACCCCTGGAGGTCCTTTGTTTCGAGTTGACAAAGGAAATCCTCGAGTTGTTCTTCCCCCAAACTATGGATCTGCGACTTGAGTACCTCCATTCGAACTTCATTCTTCTTCTCGGGCGGTGGCTCTTTCTCAAGCGTTTCCATTGTTAAGATGGCAAGTTTATTTTTTAGACCAAAATTTTTTCATATCACAGAAAGTAATACTCTTTTATAGTATTGCGAACGTCGTTAGTCAGGTATGTAAAATTAGAGTTGCTAAGAGTTCTCCATACATCGACGTCATAGGTTTTAATCAGTTTTTGGATTGTATCCTCTGTGACTTTATCTTGTTTATTTTGACTATCAAGAGTTGTTCTTCTATATTCGTGCAGCTCTAGAATTTCGTTAACAAGCTGTTCCTTTAATCCTATAATATTACGTCCTTTTTTGTTCGCATAAAGCTTGTTATAAGAATTGGCTGTATATCTATTCATAAGCGCTTTACCAATACGTTGTTTTATATAACCAATATTGTTCTTTATGCCGGAAACTTGGTATGTTTTCTTTAGTAAATATGCCAGTACTCTGAGTTTAGGAGTATAGCGTAGTGGGTTGGCTATCACACTCTTAACAAATTTCATCAAAACTTTTCTATCGGAGTACATATCAAAAGTCTTGCCGGCAATCACAATTTTTGTATACTTGCTATAAGCATTATAAGCTGCCGCTCCCGTATTTTTAACAGCCTTTAATTTTTTGATATTATTTGTAATTTTAACTCTTCCTTTACCAGCGGCGGTTCTGATGAGTTTTTGTACGGCTTCACTTTTATTTTGTCCTAAAGATGCATTTAAACCACCAGTCATCATTCCAGTCAGCATATTTTTATTCAGTGAAGCAATAACCTTCTTTTTGAATGCTCCAGAACCAGCTGGTAACTGTGCATACAACTTGTAAAACTTATTAGCAAACAACCCCAATTTCTTTCCTTTCAGATATCTGTTATAAGGAGTTTTTGAATCCTGTGCCAACATCACATTAGACATTCTTAAAAGTGATGAAAATGCCTTTTCGTTTAATTTCTTTTTAGGATCCAACCTTATATTTGTAAAACCCATTCCTTCAATCATTAACCACGACATAAATTTTACCAGTGCTAATTTTACATTATTATAAGATTCAGCTGTTGGGTTTAAAGCGTATTTTCGTATCTTGGTTATAACCTGACCAAAATAATCTTCTTGTCTGAGATTTATTGCTGTATTCTTCGCGTTCTTTACATTGTACTGCGACACAAGTACTAAAACTAAATATCTAAACAACATGGATAAAACTTCTGAAGATTGCTGATCGGTTGCTTTCATACCAGATTTCTTAAATTGTTCTGTGATCTGTTGGTATTTATCAAACATCTGTTTTGAGTTGGCATTTCCTTTTGTAAAATCTTGTAAAATTTTCTTAAAAGGCTCAATCTGTTGAATAACAAGCTGTGTAGTTCTTATTTTATCTCCACCGGATAAAGCATAATACATATATGCAAAATGACGAAGCTGCATATATACCGCACATATAACTCCGATTATTTTTGCTTTATCTAGAGTTTGTTTTATTCCTCCACCTGCAATAAATTTACCAGCTGCAAATAAAGGATATGCAGGACCAAGTGTAGTTTTAGTAATCATTTCCGTAACAGCTTTTGCCTTAGAATTTGCTCCACGTTGCGCTAAAAACTTGAGTGGAGGTAAAACTGTTCCAACAACTGCTGCAACTTTATTACGAAACCTTCTTTGATTTTCTTTAGTCAGTTCAAGTCTCATACGAGAATTGTTATTAAGTATACCTAAATAATAGTTGGAATTCTTTGAAGGATCGTAAATTATAGGCTTTCCATTTATATTACGCAGCGTACGTAAATAATTTGCTATACCATATCTCTGTATATAAACCGCCTTGCCGTTTTTTAAAATGGGTTTACCATTTTTATTGCGTTGTATGTTATTGATTGGATTTTTAGATGACAATAACCAATTCATAGCATTTTTCTGCTGTCTCGTCCAGCTCCCGCGTCTATTTTTCCATATTATATTTTGTTTCTGTTTACTTAAATTCTCATTAATTTTGTTAGATTCGGCATTGAAATTAGTCCAATTTGTATTGTTGTTATTATTAAGATTCTTGGTATAATTGTTGTTATTGTTATTACTAACATCACTTGTCGTATTATTGTTATTGTTATTGTTATTGTTATTGTTTACAGTAAAGTTGTTATTGTTGTTATTGTTGTTAAATTTTGCATTCAAAATGGTAGTATTACCACCATTACTCATTAATCTATATAGTCTTTTTTTTTCCGGTCCCAGGAATCTTTATCATTCTTGGGCCCGAAGGCCGGGGCAGAGCCCCTTGTATATTTCGCAAATTCGCAAGCTGCACACAGAAACCCTCTAGTTGGAGAATGCAAGGCCGCCCATGCCAGACTGGATGCGCAGGATGTTGTAGTTCACTGCGAACATCTTCTGGATGTTGGACAGACCGCCAGCCTTCAGTGCCACCCACACCTGAGCATTGTCAATGCGGGAGAAGTTGCAGGTGCCGGTTGGCTGGTGCTCCTCGGGCTGCAGAGCGAAGGAGTACACGTAGATGCCGGCGTAGGGGTTGCCGGTGTGGTGGTAGTAGGGCTGCACCTGGTTGAAGTACTTGCCGTACTGCTCCTTGAAGCGATCCTGACCGTTCAGAATCAGCTTGAACTGGTGCAGAGGACCCACCTCGTAGCCACCAGCGCCGGACACCTTGGGGCCCTCCTCAATCAGACCGCGGTTGACCACGCCGTTGGGGCCGACGCCAGCGCCAGCGCCACCGCCCAGGATCAGGGTTGGCTGACCGTAGTGGTGGGCCAGGCAGAAGGTGTTCTGGGTGGCCAGCATGGTGTGGGACACAGTCACGTTCACGTTGGATGGGTCAGTGGAGAAGTTCCACAGGGAGTTCAGGTAGGTGGTGGGTGCCGAGTTCTGGTAGCACCACACCAGCTCCTTCACGGGGTGGTTGTAGGACAGACGGATCAGCTGGGCGGAGGACTCGGACAGGGTGCCGATGGTGTCACCGCCGGTGTGCTGCACCTGCTCAATCAGGTACTCGTGACCCTTCTGGGCGAAGCGGCGGCGCTCCTCAGTGTCCAGGTACACGTAGTTGGCCCACACCTCGAACACAGAGGTCGAGAAGTAGTTGTTGAAGTAGGTGGTCAGGTCGAAGTCCAGGCGCACCTCGTGGTACTGCAGGGCAATCAGAGGCAGGTACAGGCCTGGGTTGCGGTTGAAGAAGAAGATCAGTGGCAGGTACACACGGTAGGCGGTGGTGCCGGTGGAGGACTGGGTGGCTGCTGGGGCAGAGGTCATCTTGCCATAGTCAGCCTTGTCGTCCTCACCCAGGAACACCTCGGAGTACAGACGCCACCAGGTCTGGAAGTGCTTGTCGATACGCTGACCACCGATGGTCAGCTCGACGGCGGCAATGGCACGCTCAGCGATCCAGCACACGTCCAGACCGCTGTTGTTGGAAGACAGGTTAGCATCCACAAGGGTGTTGGGAGCCAGGGCCACGTACATGTTGCCGACCAGGTCGCCGTTGCGAGCAATGGTCACCGACACGCGGCCAGAAGAAGCTGGCGAACCGTTCACCGTCTGCTGGATGTTCTCCATAGCAAAGTTGGTGTGACGCTTGTACACAGCCTGGAAAAAGGTAACCTTGGGGTTACCAGTCAGGTAAACATCCTGAGCACCGTAAGCAACTAACTGCATAAGACCTCCAGCCATTTTGTACTAGTACCCAAGAAAAAAAATTCAATTGACCGAGTGCGTACTGGCGCGACTGAAAACTTCTCCGACCATATAAATGTCTGATGCTGGAGATGACGATCAGTTTAACCCTGAAGAGATGATGATGGATGACGGCCCTGACCTTGGCGACATTCTGGGCAGTATGCTCATGGACGATGAGGGCAAGAACATCGTCAATGTGCTGTCTGAGATCAAGGGTCAGATGGAGCTTCAGAACCGCCTGCTGATTAAATTAATTAGCGCTGTTGCTGATATGAAGCCAAAGCCAGCTTCAGCCTGAATTAAATGTATTAAAGAGTGAAGTTGTAGAGTAGTTGGGGCAGTGCCCCATCTGACCTTAGCTCAATTGGTAGAGCGAAGGACTGTAGGCAAACAAGCCTGTCTTGGATGGTCATTCATCCTTAGGTCGCTGGTTCGATTCCGGCAGGTCAGATTCTGGCCGCCCTTGTAGCTCAGCTGGTTAGAGCGTGGTGCTAATAACGCCAAGGCCACAGGTTCGAAACCTGTCAGGGGCAGCTTCCGTAGCTCAGTTGGTAGAGCACTCGTTTAGTAAGCGAGAGGTAATGAGATCAAAGCTCATCGAAAGCAGGTTCTATCGTCTAATGGTTAGGACACAGGACTCTGAATCCTGTAATGCGTGTTCGAGTCACGCTAGAACTAATCGACCTGGATATGTCGCTAAAAGGTTCCGACTCTCTGAGTAGGGAGAGTCGTTAAATTCCCCTATAACTCAGTCGGTAGAGTGTGTGGCTGTTAACCACAATGTCGCAGGTTCAATCCCTGCTGGGGGAGCTTTCGAGGTGAATCCCATTTCGAAAGCTCTTATTTGTAATTGTAATATTTACCATTCTTGTGTTTCCATAAACCTTTGCCGCTGATGGAGAAATAGCCACCAGACTTGGTCTGGAACACTGGCTTGCCATAATATCCGGTGTTTGTTACTTTTTTACCAGTGGTGAATACAAGGCTTCTGCCACTGTTAGTGCCAAAGGTATACACAGGTGTACGGTTCTTTGTTACGTAGTTTCTCCCGCTTGGTGTAATGTACACAGCGAGACCGTTGACAGTCTTGTATGAAGTTGGCTTCAGCTTTCCAATACGGTTACGCATGGCATTCACAGGATGAATATTCTTCGAGCCGATACTCTTAATTTTACGCAGAAAACCCATTTTATAAATAATATATATTTTTTTTGGGCCAAGGGTTGTTTACGTTTTTTGATGTAAAGAGTAAACTCATTATTTATTAAATGCTTAATCCGAGGAATTTAGCACAAAAACGTTATATTGATCTGTTGACGTCTCGTGTTCCAGTTGTTGTTGGTACCGGACCTGCAGGAACTGGTAAGACTATGCTTGCGTGTAATGCTGCTTCTAAAGCTCTTGTAACTGGTCGTGTTGAACGACTTATTTTGACGCGGCCGGCTGTTAGTGTTGATGAGCAGCATGGATATCTGCCAGGAAACCTGGATGATAAGATGGAGCCCTGGACTCGTCCTCTGTTTGACAGTTTGTATCGTTTCATGCATCCAAAGAAGGTGAAGGATATGATGTACGATCGTCAAATTGAAATTTGTCCATTGGCCTATATGCGCGGCCGGACGTTTGACAATGCCTGGGTCATTGGAGACGAGATGCAAAACTCGACGCCGAGTCAGATGAAGATGCTTCTGACTCGTATAGGTGAAGATTCGAAGATGGTTGTTATCGGTGATATGGATCAGCACGAGAGAGGGTTTGAAGATAATGGTCTTAGGGACCTTGTTCAGAGGCTTGATGATAACCTCGAAGATATAGCTCGTATTAGCTTTAGTCAAGATGACGTGGTTCGAAATGAGGTTATTAAGCAAATTCTCAAAATGTATAAAGAGTAAAAAATTTATTTAAATAAATGCATTATGAAAAGTGGTTTACTTTGGCAAAGTGCCACGCCGATCTCTTTTCAAAAGATCCGCGTGTCAAGGTGGCATGTATTATTCTTTCTCAACACCCTCATGTTATTCTGAGTACTGGATATAATGGAATGTGTCGAGGAATTGACGATGTATGGGAGCAGCCAATGAAGGATCACATGGTTATTCACGCAGAGACGAATGCAGTGTATAATGCAGCAAGAGTTGGTGCAAACCTAACAAACTCTATTGCTGTCGTAACCTTGTTTCCATGTTTGTCGTGTGCCAAGGCACTGATCCAGAGTGGAGTCCGAACAATCGTCACTAAAAAACCAGACTACAGTGATCCAAAATGGGGTGAACAGTTTCGCATGTCTGAGGAATTACTGAAAAAGCTTGATGTGGATATACACTATGTATAAAAATATTAAACTTGTATAGTATAATGACATTCTTCCTTGAAGGGTTTCTCGTTGGAATGGGTGCAACATTAGGTTATTTAACCATCATGCTTCCATTTTCTTGCTGCTCGTACGTAAAGAAATAAAACGCCATGCACATATGGATCTCACACTGTTTGATTTCCGCCGACTCATAACACCTCCAGTGTCTATTGATCCGGCGCAAGTTGAATTGACAAAAGAATGGACCGAATTTGAAAAGACACTAATTAAATTCAAGACGGACTATTACAAAAAGAAGAGTGAGCTTAGTAAACATCTAGTTCAGATTTCAAAACACAATGATGAGTTGAATGTCATCAAGTATGCCATTAACAATATTCAAACAACTGAGACGGCTGATAAACTTCGTGAGATTTATACGGATAAACTGGATGAGGTTGATATAGAGGGACTCTCTGAGAGGGCGGCTGTATTAGCCGGAGAGTGCAAGTTGATGAAGAGAATCTTGGTTGATACGAATGTAGACAATTTCAACAAGTTTACATGCTCCATCTGCACTGATCGACTTGTTGATACGTTTATTGATCCGTGTGGTCATGTGTTTTGTGAACAGTGCATTTCCAAAACAGTTAACAAGACGAATTGCCCTGGTTGTCGAACGGCTATTAACGGTATTAAACGAATCTTTCCTTTGTAGGGTATGAGGAGCTTTCCAAAAGCTCTTAGAGAGCAGGTGTGGTTACTGTACTGCGGTGACCGCTACTTTAAGCACAAGTGTTGGGTGTCCTGGTGTGAAAACGTCATGACCCCTTTTCACTTTGAAGTTGGTCATGACATTCCAAAGAGCAAAGGTGGAACGAGCGACATTGACAATCTGAAACCTATTTGTGGTAACTGCAACAAGTCTATGAGTGACACGTATACAATTCAGGAATTTTCCAAGTTGTCAAAGAGGACCGCAAATAACTTGTTTGAGAATTTTAGGTATTTAAAACAAGACGATCCATTCTAAGTATGGACGTATTGACTTCTGATTACAGAACAATTCGACTTCCAATAGAGGTTTATGAAAAGAGTGAGATTCTCAAGTATACATTTGAAGAGTTTGGAAACGAGGGACCATTTCCTATGCCGAATGTAGACTCTCGGATTATGGATCGCATAATTCACTACACACTAAATGATGTGAGTATTGTTGAAAATCAGCAGACTCTATTTGACATTGCAAAGGCTACCGACTATCTGAATATGCCAGAGTTGCTCGATAAAGTTTGTAAAGAAATTGCAAACCTTCTCAAGGGAAAGTCACCTAAAGAAATTAGGAGCATATTAAATATAAGCTCCAATAACACAATTGGTTAGTGTATCGGTCTTATGAAAAATGAAATTTTTCATCCAAGAGAGCCGAAAATCCGAGTTCGATCCTCGGTTGGAGCAGAAGAGCTTGCTCTTCGCCGGGAAACCTTCGGTTTCCCTTCAGGCCTTGTAGCATAATCGGATAATGCACTCGCCTTCTAAGCGAGAGACTGCGGGTTCGACCCCCGCCAGGGTCATAAAGACTGTCAACTATTATATCCTAATGGTTGACATTCGTCGTTTTGCTATGCGTATGAAATTATATAAAGTAGGTGGATCACCAGTCCATCATTGTGCCATCTTGGTCAAGCACTTGGCGCAGGTTGGTATCTCGTCTAGTATTATCAAGGGATTTTGTGTAACTCCTGGTGAGATTTGTGAGCACTTTTGGGTTCGGACTCGTGACGAGGGTCTTGACCTCGACATTGCTTTTGAAATGGCGTGTTTGTATACACCCGAATTGAAGGATATTCAGAAGATGCTATTAGAGCAAATTCCTGATGAGCTCAAAGATATCAAGGTGATCAAGGCTGATGAAAGCGCTACACTTTTTGAGCTTTATGAAACTGATCCGAAAACTTTTTGGAACGAGTCACCTCTGAGTGTACGGACATTCCATCCTTGATGACACTATAAGTGCCGATGAGAGCCTTGTGTTGCATATATGAAAAGTAAAACAGTGACAGCATGTTAAAAATGCGTATAAAAATTCTAAACGAAGAATTAATATGGATCCCATTCTCACTCCATCGACTGACAGATACACCGCGTTTCCTATACAGTATCCAGACCTCTGGGCACTGTATAAAAAGTCAGTCGCTAGTTTTTGGACTGCAGAAGAGATTGACCTTGGTGGCGACATCAAGGATTGGGAAAAATTGAGTGAGAATGAGAGACATTTTATCAAAATGGTCCTGGCCTTTTTCGCCGCCAGCGACGGTATCGTAATGGAAAATATAAATATGAATTTTGGTACAGAGGTTCAGATTCCAGAGGCGCGTGCATTCTATGCGTATCAGACATTCAACGAGGCGGTTCACTCAGAGACGTATTCACTTATGATTGACAAGCTAGCCAGTGCAGAAAAGGATCATCTGTTTCGAGCAATCGAAACTGTGCCGGTAGTAAAAGAAAAAGCGGAGTGGGCTCAGAAATGGATGAATTCTGAAGCACCATTTGCCCAGCGACTTGCAGCCTTCATGTGTGTCGAGGGTATATTCTTTTCAGGATCGTTTTGCGCTATATTCTGGTTGAAGAAGCGTGGACTCATGCCAGGATTATCCTTTTCCAACGAGCTAATTAGTCGGGACGAGGGGCAGCACCTCGAATTTGCAGTGGCGCTATATAGTCACCTGGTGGAAAAGACAGACAATGTTCCTGAAATCATTAAGAGTGCTGTCGCGGTCGAGAAGAAATTCATCACAGAAGCCATCCCATGTAAGCTTATTGGGATGGATTCAGAGAAGATGAGTCAGTATATTGAGTATGTTGCTGATCGTCTGCTAAAGACTCTGGGCTACGCACCTATTTGGGAAACTCCAAATCCATTTGACTGGATGGAGAGTATTAGCCTGGAAGGAAAAACCAATTTTTTCGAAAAGAGAGTCGGTGACTACTCAAAGCACGTTGATAACAATGGTATTCGGTTTGATGAAGATTTCTAGTTACGGATGCCCTCCTCTGCGTAGTTGCGAATGCCCTCCACCTCGGCATAGTCCTCGTAGGTCTCTGGCTCGGCGTACATATCCTCGGCGTACTTCTCAGCCTCCTCGGCATAGTCCTCATAGGTCTCTGGCTCAGCGTAGCCGCGGTAGCCACGGTATGAGCGGTAGCTCACTGCACGCATCACAACACCGCTCAGCAGCAGGAAGACCACACCGTGCAGCAGCAGACCTGCTGGAGTGGGGGTGCCGGCATTGCTGGCCACCCAGGAGCCCAGGACACCAGCAACAGTCTTGAACAGGAATGGGCTGGCAATCAGGGCAAAAAGCAGAACAACTAACAGACGGTTAAGCATTTATAATGATCAGAGAAAAAGTTTACGAGCCTCGCATAAACCCACCTGAGGTTTTTTCAGTTGGGCGTTCACCTGATTATGGATAAAGACTGACCACTCGAACAGAAATCTGGGGTCACCTGGTACTGGATACTGACCCATGAGGGTCTGAAAATGCATAGCACACATGAGACATGGCAAACGCTCATGAAAAGTCATGAGCTCCTGACGTGTCTCCTGTGTTGGGTTATATAGTGCTTTTGTATGAAATTCGCGCCATAGTGGAGGTCCCCAAATCTTTGGGTCACTCATCCTACTGTTGTACAACATTTACTGTCCACCACGCAGACGGAGCACCAGATGTAGTGTGGACTCCTTCTGTACATTATAGTCTGCAAGCGTCCGGTCATCCTCAAGCTGCTTGCCTGCAAAAATCAGACGCTGCTGATCCGGAGGAATACCCTCCTTATCCTGAATCTTGGACTTTACATTTGCAATCGTATCGGACGACTCAATCTCCAGAGTGATCGTCTTGCCAGTCAGAGTCTTTACGAAGATCTGCATTGTTTACTATACTATAGTATCGAATCTTTAAGATATTAAAATTCAGATGGCTTGAGAGCACCAGCGATACCACTTACACGAGACACTGGAATAGACATGTCCATTGGGTCACGCAGGGTGTATCCACTGCGTTTAGACTTGAGCTTCATGAGCAAAAACGCGAGGAACATGAAAAGCAGGGTGCTCTTGAAGATGTTGTTACCGGTCAGATTGCATACTGGAGGCGAAGAGACGACAAAGAAAATCAGGCCACTCTGGAGGGAGCGCGACACAAGGCACTTGTTGCAAGTTCCATATGAGCAATTGGCAAGTCATTTACTGTATAGCAAGATTTTACAGCCACTTAGAGGGGACAGTGGTATGTATAGTAGACAATGGCCACTATCTCCAAGTTTACGTCGTTCAATGCTTCCGATGTTCGCTTCAGCGAGGTGAAGAAGAACAAGATGGGTGGAAAGGCAATCTACCTGAGTGGCGCCAATGGCGGCAAGCTCGTCTACCAGCTGCCTCTGCTCAAGGCCCCTTACGGTCTGAGTGACTTTACTGACAAGGCTTCCGGCAAGGTGTCTTACTCGCTGGACCTGTCACTGGATGATCAGGATGTTCTGGCAAAGCTGAGCGCGTTCGATGATCGCGTTCTGGACTTTGTGGCTTCCAACTGCACCGCCTGCCTGGGCAAGGAGTACAAGAAGGATGTTATCAAGGAGGCTCTGCACAAGCCTCTGGTCAAGCAGAGCAAGGGTGGTTACGCGCCAACTCTCAAGCTCAAGGTGGCGACCAACCCCGATGGCAGCTTCGAGCCTGCAGCCTACACGATGGAGCAGGCTCTGACGAGCGTGGACAAGATTGGCAAGGGTACGATGGTTCACACGATTGTCGAGTTCAACTCGATCTGGTTCATCGACAACAAGTTTGGTGTCTCGGTCCGTCTGCAGCAGGTGCTTTTCGCCCCGACTGCCAAGCTGACCGGCTTTGCCTTCAGTGGTGTCGAGACGACTGCGTCAAAGGCTAATAGCGCAGGCGACTCGGAGGAGGCCATCGACGTTCCAGAGGAGGATGAGGAGGTTGAAGAGGACGAGGAGTAAAATATTGTGTAATGATAACAAATGTCGAACAGGGCAAACCTTGCCGCGCTGAATGCGGTATTGAGAAATTATATCATAAGTGGTGGGTATAAAAATTTAGCCAATGCTGTCAGTAATTACAGAATTCCAGCCAATAGAAAACAGAATGGTAAAAACAATAGAGAACGCCGAAGACTCGCAAATGGTTACCATGGTATGAGTGAAAATAACAGAATCCAAGCTAATTTGCGTTATGACCGTGAGTTTGTTATGAATCTTATTAGATTAGGTGTGCCAAGTGCAAAACCAACAAAGAAACAAAGAGAAAATAATATCCGAATGGCTAAAGCTATAGGTGTAGTTAAAAAACACTTTGTCAGAAAGAGCAGTCATCCAGCTGCAAAAGAATGCTAGAAAACGCATTGCGCGCGAAAGATATAACAAATATACAATAAATTTAGCAGACAGACGGAGAACGGAGGCAGCTACAGAAACGCGCTCGTGCTGCAGCACAAGCACGGGCTAATGCACGTTCTAGAGTCGGAACAGCTTCAGTTACTGGACATGGTCGTAGTCAGAGAGTAACAGGATCTGGTGGTCACAGCAATCCTCAGCCTGCCGTACCTAGAGCCCAGGCTCCACTTCCTAATGCTACTCTATTTAGACGTGCACCAAATGCAGGACCTCTGCTTTCTCCAACAGCAAGTGCAGCCAGTCAACGCACAGTAAATGCATTGGTTCAGCCTCCATCAGCTGGGCGTGGAAGAGCTGCAGCTGGCCCGCGCGCTGGTCTTGAAAGTACCCTAAGACGTTTGGGTCGTGGTCGTGGGCGTTAAAGGGCGGCTTTGCCGCCCGCCCAGCCAGCAACCAAGCGACAAAGTCGCTTGGTCTTCAACGCTTCATGAAAAATGAAATGGCAAACGCCAACAGAAACGTCTCTGGCAGAGTCCGGACTGGACGCAGAATTGTAATATGAGTCACCAACATATTGTTCCATAACCAGCGTGCAATAATAGTCATCAGAATGAGAGCCAAAATAAAAGCAATCAACTTCATCATTTTATTTTATACATATAAAATAAGATGAGTAGGACCAGAGGTCTTCCTCTGAGTGGGTTTGAACCTATATTTGACCCACGCGATTATTCAATTATAGGATTCAATTGCTACGACTATGCTATAGGATTTCAGGATAAGCGTAACAATAAGAAACCACACAATCAAAAGTCGTCTCCAGGTGAGCGCGCCGGTTTGGCCAACAAGCTGAATGTTACAAAGTGCAAGGACCTGAAGACCGGTATACTTAAAGATAATCCTGGAGCTATCAAGCTATGTAGGGATCCAAAGAAGGTGTGCGGCAGGGGTTACTTTAAGATCATGTCTTTTGTGTCTCCTGGCGTGCGTGGAAACACGGCCGATTTCCACTTTTACCGTCAGGTTCAGTCTGTGCGGTACAAGATTGCAGCTGGTGACACTGTGACTAGTTTGGCTCGCTACTTTCGGGTGACTCCCAATGTTATTCGGACGGCAGCCAAAAAACTGATACAGCCAACCAACAACGTTGACGGCAACATCAACTCGAATAGTAACTTGAGTAACAGGGCCATGGCCGCCAATAGACTTCGGGCCAATAACAAAAAGAGCCTTCTGACTCCTGGTAAGATTATCGAGTTCAAGTGTAACCTCTGGGCTCACAAACAGGGCTGGGGAACGCGTCCAATCCTGGTTGATGCCAAGGGCAAAACAATCTATGATCCTCGAAAGGCGAATCGCAACTATGGTCGTCTAAACTATTCGCAGTTATGCGGGGTTTACTGCGTTCGTGCCGGGAAGGCGAAATCGGGCAATACCTAATTCTTGAAGAATTTCATCAAGGACTTGTCCAAATTCAGTTTCAAAATCTATATTGTACGTCGTTCTGCGTACACCATCAATAAGGTCACGAGTATTTAGGTTGAATGCATCTTGCAGAGCCGTTACGTTACTCGTGAGGTATTGATCTATGGCTCGATCTCCAGTCTGTACACACTGAATGGAGATCATGACTCGGTACTCTGGCTGGTCAAATGCCTCTCGGCATATGGGGCATGTTCGGCTTGTGCGCTTCCAACGGTCTATGCACCGTGTATGGAATGTATGATTACAAGGAAGCTGACGAGACTGCTGTCTCATCATAGCGGTGAAACAGATGGAACACTGATCACCAACCTCTGTATGGCAAGGGCATCGAGCTCCTTCTTCCCTTACCCGTCTTTTACATGCCTGGCCAGAAGCCGTCTGAGCTCCACATTCCATAGAATTATCATACAGAAAAGGCTTGCCTGTTGACCGCAGTTTAATCCTCACCTATAATGATTCTGCGATACCGGCGCCGATGACGGGTTATTTCATTCTCCAGTGTACGAATAGCGTCGGCATATGTCGCTCGCATATTCTCTTCTACGGCTCTTTTAAATACTATAATAGGGTCCCCATCTTGTTCGACCCGGCATACTGGGCAAATATTTGACGTGCGGAACCACTGCATAATACACTCTGTATGAAATGCATGACCACACGTCAAACGTTTGCTGGAATTGGTGTTATTTGATTTAACATCGTCAAAACATATAGTGCACTGCTGTGTAAGGTGAACACAGCACAGTCCATCTCGTAGGGCCGTCTTTCTACATTTGCGGCCATTTATCGTCAGCGCCGTACAACTCATTTGCCCTACTAGTCAAGGCGTTAATTATTTGTTTATGTACTTCTTCTGGTGAACGGTCGCCATTGACTACACAAAATCGTACATTGAGCTTCTCGAACATTTTCATGTACAATACATCAAGCTTCTCAATATATTCCAGTGTCACCTTGGAATCACCCGCCTGGCGGCGTTTCTGGACCGACTCGTAACACTTGATTGGGTCCCTTGCTATGAAAATGTAAAGGTCGGGCTCGCATCGAATCTTGTTGTAAACATCCTGAAACACTATGTCCTCCCAGTACGTCACGGCTTGACTCTCCTTGGCATTCTGCCAAAAGACGTGGAGCGCTGACCAGATGCTGCGCTCGTAAAATACATGTTCAGTACTGACACTATATCTGATTTCGGGCAGAGTCTGAAGAATCCTAAGCTGAAACATGAGATTCCAGCGAACTGGGTCGGAGTAAAAGACATCGAGAGGCCACTCGTCTATGGGCTCTCGATGGACGGTGTATCCCATGTTCGCAAGCATGGTCAGCTGTGTCGTCTTTCCACTGCCTATATTTCCGTCAATCACAACCTTCATAGTTATTTAGCGTTTAGAATGTTTAATAGTTAACCATCACGTGGGTTCAGTTCAAATGGTTTGAGGCACTTGCCATCTGCTGGCTAGAGGCAGCGACTGAGGATCAGTCTTCTGCAGGATACGACGGAAGCTATAGTTATCCTCCTGAGGGATACCAGCCTTCTTCTGCATCTTGTCAATATAAATGCGGTTCGCTTGGTTATTCGTGAGACAACGACCATCTGCCATGCCAATACGCTGTGACATTTAATACAGTGCTATATTTTATTCATACGCGTCAAACACTTTGGTCTTTTTCAGAACCTCGACCCATCGCTCGAACGTCGCCCCCATAAACATATTGTGGTGGTTGACCACCTCATTCTTGTCCTGTCTGATGTCGGCCGTCAAGTGCTTGTTAATCACCTTGTACGCGTAGGCCACCTCCTTGAGGGTCACTGCTCCGTTGATGACGATGTTGCCCGTGCGGAAGATCATCACCGTCACCAGCTTCATATCTGGCTGAGGCTTGAACTTAACCTTGACTGCTGAATACTTCTCGGGCGTGAAGGAAATCTTGAACATCTTGTGCCGCCGAAGGCGCTCGATGAGCTCGTACTGGTCCACCTCGTAGTTGAGCGAAAAGTTGCTGTTGATCATCAGAATTCGTGGGTCGCTGAACGGAACAGGATCGCTCCACTTGAGGATGAGCTGGAACAGAGTCTTGACCTGTTCCATTACATCTCGGCACTCGAACAGGTTGGTACACCCAGCCACGTGGACTGTACCGTTGGGGAACACCTTGACACTCTTGGTCGAGTAACAGTCTGTGTACGTCAGGGACACTTGGTTGTAAAAGCTGGTGTACTTTCGACGCCACTCGACACCACTCGCCTCGCAGTTAAACTTGACACCAGCCTCTCCGACTGTATAGTGAAACTTGATATCATTCTTACCGTTCGGCACGAGCCGGATTCTCTTCACCATCTTGAAAGCTTTCTCGATTCTCTCCACATCCAAGTCGCAGTTAAACTTGGAGAGCATAGTGATGGTGGACATCTTTATCCATGATGGGCGGATATCAGCTGGTATCTGGTTGCGAAACTTTGCAACTGATAGGATGTACTGGGCAGTCTCGTGGAGAGCCATTTCTCTTTACCTATCTAGCGTGGGCTTTCCCTAAGCCCTTTAGGCCCACGGTTTTTGATCGGTCACTAGGGACCCCTTACAGATTGAAAAGCGTGTTGTTTTTCTTGATATTGGCGTTGGTGTTACGAGCAGCGTTGGCAGCCTTGTTAGCAGCGTTCTTGGCGGCATTGGCGGCATTCTTAGCGGCATTGGCAGCCTTGTTAGCGTTGTTTTTACGGGCAGCGTTGGCAGCCTTGTTGGCGGCATTGGCAGCCTTGTTGGCGGCATTCTTTGCGTTGTTCACTGCATTGCTAATCTTGCTGTTCTTCTTGTTCACATTCTTGTTGGCGTTGCTGGCAGCATTCTTGGCGTTGTTGGCAGCGTTAGCAGCCTTGTTGGCTGCGTTCACAGCGTTCTTGACGTCATTCTTCAGGTTCTTAATCATGTTCTTCAGGTTATTAATCTGGGCGTTGTTGGACATTTAGTATGTACTGAGAAATTTTTAGAGCAGGTGGCGAAGCCACTTGGTTATAAACACCCCCTGACTGAATTTACAGACGCAGACGGGCATAAACGTTACGTCCAACTTTGGGGCGCAGGTACTTGATGCCTGGACGCAGGAAGTGCAGCACCACCAGGCCGCCGCGCTTACCACCATAAATCTTACGCTTCAGCTCATTGTGCTCTCCCCTGAAACCGAGGTTACGGTTTTTGACCGCGCTGTGATACACCTTGTGGTGATCACGACCACGAATAAAGTACTTTCCACCACGGGGACCCACGCGCTCCTGGAACTTCTTGTACACCTTCTTTCCATAGCGATTCATAAACGCACCACCCAAACGACCTTTGTACGCAATTGGCATTTATTATTAGCCACGAGAAAAAAGCGTGCATTTTTTTCACCTAGGTACCGGGACCCATTCAATCGGTTATATGTAAAATGGAGCACTTCCAAGGCCGCCTGATTGCCCCCTACCAGCGCGAAGGTGTTAAATGGATGGTCCAGCGCGAAAACACCGGTCCCATACACGGTGGTTTCCTGTGCGACGAAATGGGTCTCGGTAAAACTGTGCAGACCATCGCCACTATCCTCATCAGTGGCGGCTCAAGCCTCATCGTCGCGCCTCGGTCTGTCGTTTCTCAGTGGAAGTCTGAAATCAAAAAGTTTGCACCGATTTTGAAGGTACAGGTCTGGGATCGCTCCGACGCACTCAAGGATGTGGATGTCGTCATCACTTCATACGCTATGATCGTCCCTCGCAAGGTGGACGGTCAGCGCGCTGAAGGAACTCCTCTCCATAACAAGCGCTGGCAGCGCGTGATCCTCGATGAGGGCCACGAAATTCGCAACCGGGCCACCCAGCAGTTCAAGAGCGCAATCAAGCTTCGTGCAGTAGCTCGCTGGATCCTCTCTGGCACTCCAGTCTTCAACTCGATGAAGGATTTTGTCACGCTCTGCGAGTTTATGGGTGCCACCAAGGCTGACGTCCAGCGCCGGTACGACTGGTTCCGTGAAAACCTGGTCCTGCGTCGTACCAAAGAGAGTGTGTGCCAGTTCAACGAGCGTCTGCGTCTTCCCCCCTGCGACTTTCAGAATGTCGAACTCGAGATGTACCCAGAGGAGAAGGCGCTCTACAAGCAGGTGTTCGAAGAGTCGCAGGATGTGGTGGCAAACGTTATGAAAAACACACAGCTCAACCAGCAGATGATGTACATCATGGAGTGTATGCTTCGGTGCCGTCAGGTGATGATCTGGCCTCAGATGTATCTTGACGGTATCGCCAAGAAAGAGGAGGCTGACCCCGAACCTTGGACTGGCCGCTCCAAGAAAATGGAGACTCTGCTCAGTATGATTGACGAGCACCCCAACGAGTCTTCCTTGGTCTTCTGCCAGTTTATGGGCGAGATGGACTATCTCGAAGAGCAGCTTCGGAATCGTGAAATAGTTGTGTACCGCATCGATGGCCGACGCTCCAAGGAGGAACGCGAGAGTATCATCAAGTCGTTCCGCACAGACTCAAAGTACTGGGCACCGGTACTTCTGATCCAGATCAAGGCTGGTGGCGTTGGCCTCAACCTCCAAGAGGCGACTCGTGTGTACATCACAACTCCTGCTTGGAACCCAGCCACCGAGCTCCAGGCTATCGGTCGTGCCCATCGTACAGGTCAAACGAAAAAGGTGGTGATTCGCAAGCTGGTCTACACCGGCGAGGATGGTCTCCCAAGTATCGAAGAGTCCATCATGGAACTACAGGGTCACAAGGCGGTGGTGTGTGGAGAGGTGCTCAACGACCAGACGTTTGCTGCAAAGCTGCCCAAGAATGTCAAGTCTCGTATGACTGTTCGCGAGCTCCGCAGAATTTTCGCGCGTTAATGTAATGGCAATCATCGGTACAAAGCGCCAAGTATGGCATGGCAAGGCCAACCTCACAAAGGGTGGCGTTGCCAAGGATCGTCTCTTTCGTCTCCCATCAGGCAAAATTGTATTTCTGGCAAAGCGTCAGCATGCCCTTCAGCACCCAGCACTCGTCAAGTGGCGTCTGGCCCTGGCCCTGACCCGTAAGGACCTGGGTCTCAGTGGCTTCCACCTCATCAAAAAAGACACCCCCTACTACAAGGTAGCTTCTAAATATTACCGCATCTGCAACATCTCTAAGAATAACCTCAAAAAGTAAAAGCAAACCCATCAAGTTTTGGAGCCGAAGCCGTCATTTTTAGTTGTCGGTGTTTCAACTGATACACACGACAAGTCAGCCCGTAAACGTCATTGAAAAAGTAAATACCAGAAATATCCATAATACAGACGACTTCAGAGTTGGACCAAAGTCCTTCCCTGAGTTCGCTAGGCTGCTGCATCTTATTTGACCAATCAAAAACCAGAGTCGACTCATCCACCTTGACGCGTAAAATCTCCCCCTTCATATTCGAGTTGAATGGCTCTGGGACCCCAATTGCCGTCTCTAGGTCCCCAAACCAGTTTATAAATGACTGATTTTGAGAAAAATCAATGTTCAGTGCGTTGAATGAGCCCATGCCATATTGACATGTTCCAGCCGGAATTTGGAACCGAAGAGGCTTCATATCAGGACCGTAATACAAACTGACTCGGCCAGTCTTACTCTCCTTCTTGTATATCAGGTCAAAGTCAATTTCGTGCCACAGCATCGCCATTAGGTATAAACAATTTCTACGCTTTAAGTAATAAAGATGTCGGTAACAAGCCTTAAACCAAAAAAGGGGCTTTGCGAGCGCCCGGTATCGTAGACGCCGCCTTACGCGTCGGTACAGTAGACGCGCCCCAGGAGTGGTTAGTATACCACCAACACTTAATCATCAGAATCTAAACAGTACTGAAATCAAGAATGCTCTTCACCAGGCCCAGGTGGCTCTGGGCAACTGCACCCAGCAGCGTACCGCAAATGCTGCAGCACTAGCAGCCCTTCGCGTTGCGTCACAGACCAAGGGTCTTCCAAACAACAAGCGCATGAATTTGATTCAGGCGGCGGCTAATGCAGCCGTCAACCATTCGAAGAACAACCCAAGCGCACCCTCGGCCGTTTCCTCTAAAAAGGGTATTATGATAGGTTTGAAGACATTATTTGGCTTTGGTACTGGAAACACCAAAGCTAACACAATTGCCACCCAGGCTATAAATCAGGGTGTAAAGTCTAATCTGTCTGTAAACTCGACCAAGGCTGCAATCAATGCAGCAATTAAGGCTTCAGCTGTCGCCCAGAAGGAGAATATCCTGGCCGATGTTCGCAAGATTGTTGATGCGGCCATCAAGGCTGCTCTCAAGGTTGAGCGCTCCAATATATCACCCAATAAGAAGAATGCCGCTGTAGCTGCAGCAACCACTGCAGCAGCAACATCAGCGGCGGCAAATGGCAACCCAGATGCATCTGCACAGGCTGCCGCAGCCGAAGCTGTCAAGGCTGTGAAGAAGCCAGGGGGTTCACGTATGGGCGCATTTTTCAGAGGAATGTTTGGTGTTGGTGGTGGTTCAAATGCCAAGGCTGCAATTGCCAACGAGGCTGCTGCCAAGGCGGTCGCCGCTAACCTGTCTTCCAACTCAACCAACTCGGCAATTCAGGCTTCTATCAAGGCAGCAATGGCTGCCGAGAGAAATAGCATCTTGGCAAATGTGCGTGAGATTGTCAATTCCGCCATCAAGGCGGCTGCCAAGGTTGAACAGTCTGCACTTCCTAACAACAAGAAACCTGCAGCTGTGAATGCCGCTACAAACGCAGCAGCCAATGCCACTGCACAGACTGGTGGAAACGCAACACCTGCAGCCACTGCAGCCGCTCAGGCTGCAGTAGGAGTCGCTTCTGGACCAAATGCAACCCCTAACAACATGGCAAAGGCTGCCGCAGCTGCTGCCAATGCTGCTGCCAATGGCAAGAATACACCTGCAGCAGCAGCTAACGGTGCCATTGCTGCAGTGAATGCCGGCCTACCAGCGGCCGCTGTCACTGCCGTCGCAAATAACAATAAAAATCTGCCAGCACCAAAGAAAAATAACAACTGGAACCTTCCCAACCCAGGAAAGTTGAATAACAACAAACCAAAGAAAAACAACAACTGGAACCCAAACACCGGTGGTCTTTTTAACGAGCCAGCACCAAAAAAGAACAACTGGAACCTTCCTAACCCAGGAAAGCTGAACAACAACAAACCAAAGAAAAACAACAACTGGAATCCAAACACCGGTGGTCTTTTTAACGAGCCAGCGGCTATTGCCACGGCTGCTGTGGCCAAGACCAATCTGCCAAACAACAAGAAAAATGAAGTTGTTGCAGCAGTTGCCAATGCTGCAAAGAATAACACCCCCGCCGAGGTCAAGGCGGTTGTCGCAGCCGCCATTGAGGCTGCCAAGAAAGGCAATAATGTGAACAAGGCGGCAAATGCCATTGCAGAGGTTCACAACCAGCCAGTTGCACCAGCGAGTGAAGAATGCTGCAGTCAATGCAGCAAAGAAAAACAATAACAAGCCAGCAGCCCAAGAGGCTGCAGCCAATGCCACGGCTGCTGTGGCCAAGACCAATCTGCCAAACAACAAGAATAGCGGCAGTTGTTGAGGCGGCCGTAAATGCAGTTGGTAATGCAGCCAAGAAGAATAACACCCCTGCCGAGGTCAAGGCTGTTGTGAACGCAGCGATTGCTGCAGCCATCTTGACGGCCCAGTCTCCTAATGCAACTCCTAACAAGATGGAGAAGGCAGCAAACGCAGCAGCCAATGCAGTTGCTCAGGGTAAGAATACACCACAGGCGGCAGTTTCAAATGCAGTTGCAGCTGCCAACGCTGGTCTGCCAGCTGCCGCAGTCAACAAGGCTGCAAACAATCTTAACGCTCACCCACTGAATACACCAACGCCAGGTATGACTGCAAACCAGCTCAAGAATATCATTCGCATTACCAAGGCTCGTATGAATAAGGGCAAGGCTGTGAATGGTAACGCAAAGCGTCTTGCAAATGCCCAGAAGCAGCTGAATAACATGACCCCAGCTAATGCTGCAGCGGTCAAAAAGAGTCTGGCTAACTTTTTCAAAAACTTCCAGATTGTGGGCTACCCCAAGAATCTGGTAACCAACGTTACGGCCAACAAGTCGAGCAACTTTGCTCGCCGCTTCTTGTATAGCAAACTATCCGCCGGCCGAAACATGGTGAAGCAGATTACGCCATATGGCAGTAAATACGCTAATAAGCATCCATGGGCAAATATCGTCACCAAGCTAAACAACTATAACCTCACGAATGCACAGAAGAATATGCTTCGTCGGGTTAACATTGCAATTGCCGCTCAGCCAAAAGTATCTGGTTTAGGTGGAAAGAGAAATGCAGTTGTGTTTAATATTGCAGGTCTTTCGCGTAATAACGCAATTGCAAAGCAGAAAAATGCTCTTTCCAAAAGACAGTCTGCTTTCAGCAATAACACAAACTCCTCAAACAAAAAGAGACCTAATAACGCAGCAAACAAGAAACGCCAGGAGAATGAAAATATGAAAAAGTTTCTCGCAACTGGTGGATTTTAACCGGAGCAGACTACACATCCCTCCTCCATCTTACACACAGGTCCACTATACTTGGTTGGATCCAGAGTAAACTGAATGGCGCTCGCCTTGGCGCGAGTACGTAGGTAGTACATACCCGTCTTCAGTCCCTTCTTCCATGAATACATATGCATACTAGACAACTTTGCAGTCGTTGGATTTTCAACAAACAGATTCATCGACTGTGATTGATCGATATACGGTCCACGATCCGCCGCCATATCGATAATCGAACGCGCCGGAATTTCCCACGCCGTTCGGTAAATCTGCTTAAGCTCGTCTGGAATATCCAAGTTCTGAACCGAACCCTTTTCGAACACAATTTTGTCCTTCGTGTCCTTGTTCCACTTGCCAATCTTCTGAAGATCCCTGACCAGGTGCTTGTTAATCATCACAAACTCACCAGCCAGAGTACGACGCAGGTACAGGTTGGTTGTGTACGGCTCGAACGCCTCATTGTTACCCATGACCTGCGCAGTCGATGCAGTAGGCATTGGTGCCACAAGCAGTGAGTTGCGCAAACCCCACTTTACAATTTCATCCTTCAGTCGATCAAAACCAGGAACCTTTTTACCCCAAAGGTCAAACTGAAGTTGCTTGTTGTGTGCGGGCGAACCCTTGAACGTCTCATACGGTCCCTCCTCCTTGGCAAGCAGACACGACTCCTCAAGGGCTGCATAGTAAATGGTTGCAAAGATGTCTGTGTTCAGCTGCCGAGCTTGTGGAGAATCGAAAGGCATACCCATCATCATAAACACATCTGCAAGACCTTGAACACCAATGGCGATTGGGCGGTGGCGCATATTGCTATTGCGACACGACTCTGTTGGGTAAAAGTTGTTATCAATGACCCGATTCAGGTTTCGAGTGACGACTCGAACCACCTCAGCCAGTTTCACAGTATCAAAGTCGACCGATATACCAGACTCACCTTCCGAATTTGCCCATGCAGTCTCAGTGACGAATGCAGGGAGACACAGCGAAGCCAAATTGCATACGGCCGTCTCGTCCTTGTCGGTGTACTCGATAATCTCAGTGCACAAGTTGCTCGACTTGATGGTTCCTAGGTTCTTTTGGTTGCTCTTAGAGTTGCATGCATCCTTGTAGAGCATATATGGTGTTCCGGTTTCGACTTGGCTCTTGATCATCGCGTTCCAAACGTCGCGCGCCTTGACCACCTTTTTGTACCGACCTTGTGCAACGTACATACGGTACAACTCATTAAATGGCTCACCATAGACATCGGCAAGGCCAGGTGACTCGTTGGGGCACATCAGGTGCCAGTCACCATCCTCCTCTACTTTCTGCATAAACAAGTCGGGAATCCATAGGGCCGTAAACAGGTCGCGACACCGAGCCTCCTCGTCACCCTGGTTCAGACGAAGCTCGAGAAACTCCATAATGTCTGCGTGCCAAGGCTCGAGATAGACCGCAATACTTCCCTTGCGACGACCACCTTGATTCACGTAGCGAGCAGTGTTGTTGAAGACTCGAAGCATAGGAATGATCCCGTCCGAAGTTCCATTGGTTCCATGGATTTTTGAACCCTTGGCGCGAACATTGTGAACGTGTACACCGATACCACCAGACCACTTTGAAATCATAGCACAGTCCTTCATCGTGTCGTAGATACCCTCCAGGGAATCATCCTTCATAGCCACCAGGAAGCAGGAGGACATCTGGGGACGTTTTGAACCAGCGTTGAACAGGGTGGGAGTAGCGTGAGTGAAATACAGCTTGGACATGAGGTCGTATGTCTCTTTGACACGATCAAAGTTGTCTTTGTGGATACCTACAGCAACACGCATAAACATGTACTGAGGAGTCTCGCCGTCATTGAGATACATCTTTTGCAGAGTCTTGATACCGAAAAACCCAAACAGGTAGTCCCGTGAGTGGTCAATAACTCCATCAAGCTTAAGGGCCACGCACTTCATAAACTCGTCTGATACGATACCCCTCATATGAAGACGGACCATAGCATCCGAGAAGCACTTGGGTGAATTTTTTTGGATATTGCTGATGACGATACGAGTTGCTAGAGTCTCGTAGTCAGGATGCTCGGTAATCATATGGATAGCAACCTCGGCGCTTAGGTCGTCAATCTCGCTGGTCTTGATTCCGTCATACATGTCAGTAAACACTTTTTGGGCCACCTTGTCAGGCTGGACATTCAGACCGTCGCACAATTTTTTGATTCGTGTAACAACCTTATCGAAGAGCATAGGTACTTCATCCCCCGAACGCTTGATGACCTTCATTGCCATAAAAGCGTCTTAGTTTTTTATTACATATTATTAGATGGCACAGCCCGCCGCTACTCCAGTGTCTACTGCATTCAAGTCTCCAATGAATCAGGAGCGTCTGCAGTTTATGATTCGTGACTCGGTTAAGAATCTGACGGGTTACAGTATCGATCGTCAGGATGACCAGGATCTTCGAGCACTTATGGGTCGTGTGTTTACAAACATGATTGGTGACCCTTACCGTGATGTTCAGGGTCAGGTGTCTCGTATGAATGCTCAGGTGGTAAAGGAGGCGACAGACACTATTGCCACCGGAGTGGCTCAGCGTATGAAGTTTTTGAGCGAGGTGAATAAACAGCCAGTTCCACTACCAGTACCTTTGTCCACAACGACATATGGTCAGAAGCTACCAGGTAACTTCAAGATTGGTTTTTCGTAGGCTATTAAAAAAAACACACGCTAATCAACTATGGCAAATACAATGAATAAGTGTAAGGTGGATACAGAGGAACTTTGTAAGATCAAAGGTTGGGACAAGGCATCCGTCAGTACAGTATGGTTGCTATTTACAGAAGAGGTTGGTGAGCTCGCGTCAGCAATACGACAGTATCAAAAGAATTATAAAAAGTCTGGACTACGAAAAGATCGAGGAGTTGACATTACAATGGAGATGGGTGACGTTTTTAGTTATCTCTTTCAGCTGGCATCAATGCTAAACATTGATCTTGATGAGATGTGGCAGAAACACACAGAGAAGGTGCGAACAAAAATGTACGCACATACTAGTAATAATGGATGATTACATCCAGATTAACCGTATCAACACTCAGGCTATTCCTGGTCCCAACTTTGCTCCGGGAGTTACCATTTACGGTGGCGGTCTCGTCGCCCCCGTAGGCGGTTGGGTAAAATATCCAGAAGAGCAGTTTCCTGCCCCAGAAGAGCCATTAGAGGAACGCCCAGATGCAGGCTTTCATCCAATGGAGGTGAATACTGCAGGTAATATGTGGAACCGTACACGTGGTCATCACCCAGTGAAGATTGGATCTGTGTACCCCCCTCGTCGCATGCAGTTTCCAAAGGGTGTTACTATTGTTGAAGCTCCTAAGATAAAGAAACCATCGTACGACATGTTACTTATTTTAGCTGCAGTAATAATAGTCTTTTTAGTGCTCAGATCTTCGCGAGCTTAGGGGGTGGTTTAAACTGAAGCTGCTTTTCGAGCAAGGCGATCTTTTTGTCTTTGGCTCCGTCTAAGTTGGGGCACAAATGTCTCTCCAACTGAATGCAACTCACACACAGGCACTTGTTCAGGCATGCTTTGCAGTCGAACATCAATGGTGTCTGCTTCTTGCAGTGACTGCACCTTGTCATCCTTATTATATATGCCATTGTCTTCTCTAAACTCACTTAGGCCGTGCTCGCGAGCCCAGAGAACCTGATCCCAGAATGACTTCATGATGGGAAGTTTCTCTGCAAACCACTCTCGATCACGTTTTACTTTGACAACCACAAACTCATAAGGGTCTGGGCGGTACTGAATAAAATCACACTCTTCGAGGTCCAACACATCGAGCAGAACCTGAATCTGAGGCAGATAGTACTTTGGACACTCTGCCTTAATCTTACGTGAGAGTGGACACTTGATTTCAATCAGCTTTCCAGAGTTGGTGACGCCGTCAGGTGAGCCACCGAGCCACTTGTGCACTCGATGCTGTACAAGACCAATCTCGGTCGCCACCTCGTTGTACTTTTCGCAGTACAAGTCTCGGGCTACGGGCTCATACTTTTGACCATGAGCAGTAGCATCATTTCCTTTGAATGTATTCAGTGAAGGAACAACCTTTTTGAGAAGCAACTTGCTTGGTTTTTCAAAAGGGTTGTCGCCGATGGCTGTGGCAACATCACTCGCAGTCAACATCGTGTTGCGAAGTGCATACCAGTTATCTGACCTCTGATCGTCATAGTGTTGCTCGAGCAACTCTTTGACGCGCGGATGTATTTCCATTACAATACAATGAGGTCGTTCCTTTAATAATAGAAATAATTAAACTGTTTCATCTCGGCAATGTTGTTCAGAACCTTCTTGCGGGTAAGTTTCTGACCATTGTTGTTTGTGAGTGTGCGCTGACCATTCTTCTTGCTGTAGTATGGACCTGCATTAGCATGCTGGTATCTAATAACAAGCTGCACTAGGTTAGGCAGTCTGGCCTTGCTCACGTTACGATCAGACAGAACATTGTTTACGAGCTTGTTCACGCGCTCATTCTGTGCAGCACGTCTCTTGTTGTTAAAACTCTTCTTAACAGCGCGGACCTTGTAGGCTGCAGTTGTATTCAAAAGTCTACGACGCTTCAGAAGATGACCTCTCTGCTTAAAGTTATGTGCAGTAAAGTTCACCGGAACATTTATTAAATAGTTTTGACCGTAAAACAGTCTAGGAAGACCGTTTGCCTCCTTGACTGTAAAGTTCTGTCTCTTACCATTCTTTATGTAGAATGGCTTGCTGGTCTTATTGTTATTGAAGAGGATCGCCACATTTCTCATGAGTGGCGACCAGTACTTCCATTTGGAATTTGCATATACGTTTGCCGCATTCGCGTAGTTGTTAATGCTTCTAGGCATTTTTGTTATTACTTGCTGGTATTTTTTTTACAGGTATTTAAAGAGATTGGAGCTTTTCAAGTCTTCAATAGTATTGAGTAGCATCTTACGGGTTGGAACTCTGCCAAGTGCATTCTTGTACTTGCCGTTATTATTCAAGTAATAAGGCGAGGAATCACTTTTCATAACCACTTGTACAAGGTTGGGGAGTCTAGCCTTTTTATAAAGGCTTCCACCAGCCTTGATATTAGAAATAATCTTATTAACGCGTGCCTTCTGCTCCGCAATTTTTTTGTTCTGAGCTGGCTTTTTAGCCATACGTGACATGTATCCAGCCACAGTTGCACCCGATGGACGCGGTATTCTGTACTGGTATCCACGTGCTTGTTCTTGAATCAGATCAAGTGGAACGTAATTATTAGGGCCTGGACCATAAACATAATTCTTAGTATATGGCTTGCGACCAGTCTTGTTGATATAAAACACATTACCGTTTCTCGTGTTTGATAACAGAAGAGCGTGTAAAAAGCCTACGTTAGCAAACTGCCATTTTTTGTTAGCATAAATGTACTTGGCATTTGGGTTGGCATTAATTTTTGAAAAAAAGTGTTTTCTCTGAAGTGGTGTTGCTTTATTCTTTGGAACTGCAGGTTTCTTTTTGGCCGCAGGCTTCTTTCCAGGAGCCATTCTGTTATTACTTATTGGTATTTTTTTCCGATGCGTTGCTCTTGGGAACCTGGAGCTTCATCGTCTTGAGGGCAATCTGGGCTGCATTTTGTTCAGCTTGTTTCTTGGTTGTCGCAAAACCGCACCCACACACGAGGCCATCGATGAGGAGAGAGATGCAAAAGGTTCCGTTCGAGTGCGCATCGACACGATACTCGATAGGCGTCGGCTTCTGTTGCGCCTGAGACCAACGCATAATCTGATCCTTGTAGTTATCATCGTCTGAGAATGATATCTCAATCATTTTCAGAATATCGAGAACAAACTTTTTGGCATGAATCATACCAATGTCCAAATAAATCGCACCGATGAGAGCCTCGAGGCAGTCCTCGAGAATCTTGGGGTTGTGGTTCCATTTCTTTGAAATGCCCTTATCATCCATCAGAATCCATTCATAGAGTTTGAGTTTTTTGGCAATTTCAGAGAGTGTCTTTCCTCGCACAATCTTGGTTCGGGCCTGGGTGAGGAATCCCTCTTGATTCTTTTCATATTGATCAAAGAGGTGCCGTGTGATGATAAAACCCAATACAGAATCTCCCATAAACTCAAGAGTCTCGTACGACCCATCCACTATATACTTTTTACTCGCAGATTTGTGTGTAAATGCACGCCGGTACAGAGATAAATTATTCACCTTTGTACCGACGAGGGCCTCGAGCTTGCCCTTGTCCATATGGGGTGGCTCGATCAGAGTGATGTTAGCCTCGTCGTCACTTGACATTCTTTGTTATACTATAGGCGCCCAAATTTTTTAAGCCCATTTATAATATGGACGTGCAGACCAAGCGAATGCTCCTGTTCCTGATCGGCTGCATGGGCACAAGACTATCGTTGGTATGGCTGGCGTACAAGTTTCCCCAGTACCTCAAACTGATGGGATTCTTGGCGCTTATACCAGCGATAGGCTTTATGTACATCTATATGAATGGGCTCAGGAAGACTGGCCCTGAAGTTTTTGGGGGACAAATATGGTGGGACAAACTGAGACCTGTTCACTCGTTACTATGGTTTACTTTTGCTTACTTGGCTATTAATAATGTTCATGAGCACGCTTGGAAGGTTCTGTTAGCCGATGTCTCTCTTGGATTTACTGCTTGGCTTACTTTGCGGCCACGGGCTTCTTGACAGTTGGCTTCTTCACCACGGGCTTGTCCTCTGCAGCAGGCTTCTTCTCGGCGGCGGGCTTGGCCTTCTTCTCCTCAGCGGGCTTCTCCTCCTTGATGTAGTGGGGGTTGATGTACTTCTGGATATTCAGGAACGTCACCTGGGTGCCCTCAGGTGGGTTCAGCAGCTCCTTCAGAGTTGCATCCAGAGAGATGTTCTGGCCAGCCTTCAGACCCTTCTCGGTGACATAGTCGTTAATCTTACGAGTCACCTGAGAGCGGGAAATCAGCTCACCCTCTGGCAGCTTCAGAAACTCCCGAAGCTTGGGAGTCACCTGCAGAGGCTTGTTGAAACCGTTGTTCTGGCTGCGAGACTTGCTCTTCTCGCCGGTGGGGTCCTCGATGAAAGCCTTAACCTTGCGCAGGTCCTTACGGATCGCCTTCAGCTCCTTCATCAGGTCATCGAAAGTCACGGTGGTAGTGGTGGTGGCCATTTCTACTATACATACCATCGACCTCTTTAAGCTATTTTCGTGGGATATAGTAATGGTGCTGGCACGCATCGCACTTGTAGCTTTGTCAGGGGCACTTTTAGTTATGACATGGTTCGCCATGAAGTACTACAAAGACACAGAACGTAAACCATCTCCGATGATGAGAAGATTTCTTTATATTAGTCTATTCTCTTCGGTCATTCTTCTAGTTCTTGCAGGGTTTCAGTTTCTGTTTGCACTCGGAATTGCGATATTAATGACACCAACTCTGTTGTGGTACCTCAAGTCCGAGTCCAGTCCAATGGCTAAATTGAGAGCAGCATATGATAGACTTCCTATTCCTGATCTAAAAAAACAGTAAGACTGTACTGAGAATTATAAGAAATAACAGGACACTCATGAGTGTAATAAGCTGTCTTGGGGTACTAGAATCCTGGAAAACAGCCTTGACAGCCTGGAATGGAGCACCTGGAAGTTTGGTTGGATAATCATCATCAACTGTTGCAGTCATGAGTTCATTTCCAATCTTCAGCGGGGCATTCTGAATAGGCTGATTCAGACGAGCAGACAACATCTGCATTGGTATAACAACATCACCTGTACAGTCAACTTTGCAGCACGTTGAAGGGCATGGGTAAATGTAACCGTTTTCTAAACGACCACACATCTTTTTGAAGGGGTTTGTATCACTTGTTGTGCACTTGCAGTCTTCGCACGACATCTGATATAGTACAACTTTTTTGTGCGACCGAATACGTTTAATATTTTAAACTTATGTAGTACATGGAGTACAGTCAGCCAGTTAAGATTCCCGACGGTCGTTACTATATCAAGGTCTCCAAAGGTGGTGAACGTGTGTTTTACCAGCTGAATAAGGTTCAGCTGGCTGATGACGGTCTGTTTTCTTCCAAGGATTTGTCTTTCCAGATGAATGAGATGGCTCAGTCTATCATCGCGGCAGTTGACCAGGAGCTGGTTGGTCAGGCGGTGGCCAGCAAGCTTGACTGGTTTGGAAAGGAGATTTCTGACGAGACTATTTTCAAGGCATATCAGAGTGCTCTTGAGGGCCAGGTGTTCCAGGCGCCACTTGCACGTGTGAATGGCAACACAGTCACTGTAGCTTATGATTCTCAGAAGGCTAGTGTGGATATGGCTACTATTCAGAAGGGTTCAACCCTTGACATTCTGGTTGAGCTGGCTGGTCTCTGGTTCCTGAAAAAGTCGTTTGGTCCCATCTTCCGTATTGCTCAGATTCGTGTGTCCTCTCCTCCAGTCCAGAAAAAGACTTTCCCCACCGAGTATCTGTTCGACGATGCTCCTCAGGATGAAGTTGAGGAAGATTCTCCAAATGACTATCTGGACTAAACTTTTTTGTCGATAACTAGTAATAATGGACAACAAGCAGCTCTTACTGTATGCACTTGTTGCAGTTGTAATTTATGTGCTGTTTTTCCGTCAGCCAAGCTACTACAAGCTGAATGACCTGGACATGACAAAGAGCCCCTTCTCTACAACCGGCAGCGCAGAGGCTGCCCGCTTCTCTAGCATGGCCGACTTTGTTGGTGGTGAGTTCAGCGGACAGGAGAAGCTGGGTGAGTTCACCCCAGACAAGGTTCTGCAGGGCCAGAACTTCCTGGACCCACGCAGCCAGATTGGTTACCCCGAGACCATCGGCGGTAACCTGCGCAATGCCAACCTCCAGGAGCGCAGCGAGCCACCCAACCCTCGTGCTCCAGTCTCCATCTGGAACCAGTCCACCATCCCCCCTGACGTGATGCGCCCCACCTTCGAGATTGGTTCAGGTGAGTTCTAAACCGTTGCGTATACATAAAACTAAAAAACTCTTAATCCACAGTAAATGGCTGACGTTAAGAATGCTATGTCTGAGTGGATTGAGCTGAAGAAGAATCTCACAGAGGCCCGCAAGGACCTTTCCACGCTCAACAAGCGTGAAAAGGAGCTTCGTAAGTACATCCAGTCCTTCATGGTGGAGAAGGAGATTGACGCCGTCAAGGTGAATGATAATAACAAGGTGTCTGTCAAGACATCCAAGAAGACAGGGTCCCTGACCAAGGATACCCTCAAGATGGGTCTTCTCAAGTTTTTCGAGAATGATGAAGTCCGTACAGAGGCGTGTTTCAACTGTGTTCTGGACAACCTGCCAAAGAAGGAGACCAAGACGCTTACTCTGACTATGCCCAAGGCAAAGTGACTTAAGGACTCAAGTCACTAGTATAGTAAGCAAAAAGAACCAATGGGTCTTCGTAACGAGTACAGCTATGACGCCTTTGCAGGCGATGATGCTTTTGAAGATGTTGAAGAGGATGATGAGATTCCGCCTCTTGATGAAGAGTCGTGGGAGGATTGGCACTCAGAGCATCTTTTGAATATGTGGATGGGTCTGAGGGCCTATATGGACGACAATGGTCTGAATACTACTATTATGCCGAAGGCGACGTTTCATGACTTTCTTCAGTTTATTCATGATTTCTCTTGATGTATACTAAGAGATGCCGATTCCTGATATTTCTGGACCAAAAGTGGCACCAGCCGTATTTATATTTTTAATATACAGTTTTGGAATGTTCAAGGATGAAACTGTTTTGTTTCGCATGCTGCTCATGACAATTACACTTACAGGTATTTACAAGTTTGGTCTTCGTTTGACGTACAAGCCAGCTGACATTATCGTTCCATCTCTTTTGTATGCAGTGTTTGCCCCTGGTCAGTTTTTTACCCTTCCAGGTACTTCCCCTCAGTCCCCAGCAGTGATTGTTTCACACACAATTCTGTATGCATTTGCCTTTGCGTCTCTTCGCGGTGTTTTTCCTCAGTATTACTAACAAATGAAATACCTCGCCATCGGACCTGGTGTCCTTGGGTACTTTGCACTCCTCGGAGTGCTAAAGAAACTCTCGGACGATAAACAACTCGATTCCCTCGAGGAAATTTCAGGTTCTTCTGCAGGTGCTTTAGCTGCATTCATGTATGTAGCATCTCGAGGGAATTTTGAACGAATACTAGACATTTCGCTCAACATTCCTATTCAGAAACTCGTTAAACCGGACCTCAAATCACTTTTAAAAAACTATGGACTCATTCCACGCCAACGAATAATAGACGTTTTTGCCGGCGCTCTTAAAAAACTCATTCCAAAAAAGACTGATATCACGTTTAGAGAACTTATACCATCATTTTCCAATCAAACTTCACATTCCTTCATTCTGCGTCGATACGTCCCAGACTGTCTACTTTTCGGTCGACACTCATCCGGATATGAGTGTACTCGACGTTCTTTATATGACAATTGCAATTCCATTCATATTTGAATCGTTCGAGTATAAAGACTGGCGATACACCGACGGAGCTTTTATAGAGGCGACACCGTGTGCTCCATTCTTAAATAAAGAAGATGTACTTGGAATACATCTTGTTTACAAAAGTATGAAAGAGGCCAATTATATTAGTAAGATTTTACAAGCCATTTTACGAAATCGGTATAAATATACAAATGTAAAGCACCTGAACATTGATATTGGCGATTCGCCAGTTTATAATTTCAAATTATCGATGGATGACAAGATTAAAATGTACACGCTCGGATATTCACTGACGAGTGTGTAGAGGGGTTGGCTTCATGAAGAGTCGAGTCCGGCCCAGGTCAACCTTGAACTTATCAGTCTCATACGCCTTGCACAAAACTCGATACAAGTCGTATGCGTCTCCGGTACTCGTGTGAGTCTGGTTGTAACCACCGAGGTACACGTAGTTTGCATAAGATGAAAGTCTGGTGTCTGGTTGTGATGAAGCCACCAACTTGTCAAACTTGGGGCACAGAGTCGTCAAGAGTCGCTGGGTACACACGAGAGTCAACTTGTCCCAGCCCGCCAGATAGCACCCCACCTCTGGTCGAAACAAAAAATCCTTTTTAAAAATCTTCTTCTCACCCAGAACCTGTGCAGTGTCATACAGAAACTCGAGATCGCGATCGAGTGCATGCGCCATCAAAATACCGTCACTGTTTGCGTGAACAAAATCAAGCATCAAACGAATAGCCTGACGAAGAGTCGGAACCTCCGTCTCGATAAAACCGAGACGCTCTGCAATAGTCGACGTATCTTTGAGCTTCTGTTGGATATTCTCACTGAGCTCAATTGCTGGATTCTTCAGTGAGTTTTTAATTCGGATATCAATTCGAGGACCATCATACTTGACAGTCGTGTTAAGATAGACTGGTGGGCGACCTGCTCCATACGATTTCCACTTTTTGATATGGTCGAGTCCACCCGTCACGACTGAAATGTTGTGTACGAGCGACCGACCATTCGCCAGTCGGACAGCCTCAAAGTCGGCAACGGCAATCTGCATTACTCATATAGAGACGTGACCCTTTAATAGAGTACCATGATGCTCACCCCCGTTAAACCGATAGTCATTCGGCGTCGCCCAAGGCCGATGGCCCTCAGTGTTCGATCTGATTGGAACTCAGGTGTTCAAACGACCGGCCACTTTGTCGGCCTCTTTGCGTTATTTTGGTCAGCTGCAAATTGGTGGGTTTTCAAGCGAACAAGAGAGGAGGCTGAGAAAAATAAATCTAAGTAGATATAAATGCCATACATTCGCAAAGCCCATGACCGTATTGTAGGTGGTCGGGTTGTCCGCGTGAAAGCAGCTCGGGGTAAGGGCCCTTATAAGGGCCCTAAGATTGGCCCACTGGCCAAAGGTACTCTGTCCAAGTTTGGATACAAGGCTTCAGCCTCTGATCGCGTTCGTCATGCAGCACTGCTCAAAGCTATTGCAGCATATGGCCCACTCGTTGTGTACCGGAAACTCAATGCCATCATGGTCCTTCAGAAGCGTCGTAATCCAGCCCTGTCTGACATCTACAGGGCTAATCGCAACTTTGTCGGCCGTAAAGCGGGATACGGCAAAAAGGAGCTTTAAAAATTACATTAATATGCAGCCAATCAAACAAAACACGTTTAGAATACATAGAGAGACATACTGACGATGTTGTTTTTTTAAACTGACTTGAAAACCCGATAAAGAAATATAATACAGAATCCATATGTCAGTTGATACTATAGCCAGGCATGTTTATTTAACTCTAGGTCCTGGCCATTCTGAATCAGTCTACCACAATGCCATGGAGGTGGGATTACGCTCCCATGGCATTCCTTATGAAACTGAAAGAATTATTCCAATCGAGTATGAGGGTCACGTTGTCGGTAACATGCGCGCAGACCTCATCGTCAACAAGGAACTCATTGTCGAACTCAAGTCGGTACGGTCTCTAAACGACGCTGCACGTTTGCAGGCCCAGCAATACATGCGGCTCCTTGGTTTGCCCAGAGCCATCCTTATTAATTTCGGCTTAGAATTACAAATAGAAGAATTGACATGGAATGGTGCTGTTACTGTCTCGGAGCAATAACGAATGAAACGCACCATCAACATTGTATGAGAGCTACATGGGAATGTATGTGTCTCGAATATTCAGAGAATAAACGCCGACTTCAAACTATGACGTTTGGTCCAGAAGTTCACAAGGGGGAGACGGTTGAGATAAAATCAGTTGCG